TAATTGGCTATCCATTTAACTTTATATTTTACATTTTCTGAAGATACCAAATCAATAACCCAAATGTTATCACCACTTTTGAGTTTTCTTGATACTCCTGTATTTTTAAAAATATGTTGGTTGAGATCATCAAAATAGGCATAGCTTACATATCCTGTGATATAACCGTTGGTTTTAAATATTTTAAATTGTTTTGTTTCTAAGAATGGTCGTAAATAATCTAATAGATCAAGATCGGATATAGGATCGTACTTATTAAATCTTCTAAATAGATGTACGATCTCTAGAACATTACATTCAACTTCTTGTTCCACCGCCCCACGCCAATACTTTGTTTTGAAGATCATCTACAAATTCAAGACCTTTATCACCAGGAAATGTTTGTTTTTGGTCTTGGTCTGTGTATCTTTTTGATAATGCTCTTTCTAATGTAATCAGTTTATTTTCAATTGTTACTGTTATTGTAGATGTTTCTGCACTTTCTTGAATTACCATTGTATCTATAAAGCCATCAAATATTTTGTATGGATCATTTACAATCACTGTTTCATTATCAGCAGTTGCAAGAACACCAAAAAATATCTCAGCCGTTATACCTTGTACATCTTCTGTTAATACCTCAGATAAAATATTAGAATCAATGCCAGATAGTTTTACTGACATACCTGTTGCTTTTATATCTGGTGTTTCTTCTAGGTTTGATATTTCTAAAAGGTTTCCTGAACCTACAAATGTCTTTGAATCAAAAAATACATCATCATAACCTGACCATAGGTTTAGTCTATTAGGTGAGAATGCAAAAGATATTGCATAAAATGGTCTTATTGTAGAACTATCTAGTTGTGCAGAAAAATCTGTACCTAATGTTCTAGCCATTATTTACCCTTTTTTGCTACCACTTTCTTTTTTTTCTTTACTGCTGTTTTTGTTTTTGTTTCTGTTGGTTTTGTCATTTTAACTTCTTGTGCCAAACCTTCATCAACAAATATTTTTGCTAAAGTTTCTTGCCATGGTTTATTACATTCAACAATTTCATCTTTCATATATGTTTTTGTAACATTTCCACTTTCATTTGCAGTACCTACTGCATCTTGTAACATCTTAATTTGCATAATTTTTACTCCAATTTAATATATTTCTTCTAATACTTGACAGACAGAGTGTGAGCTTACCCTGTCTGCCCCTTTACCGCTAAAGGTTATGCATCAACAGAATCCATAGGATTACCTAAGATTCCTTGAACACTTATAGGTGTCCCATTTGAATGGGTACCTGTAGCATCAATTTTTACTCTTACATATCTTTTACCACCGATATAGCCAATTTGACTTGTCTGTGGTGTTTCTCCATTAGCATCTAGTGTTAAGAAAATACCAGATCCATCAACACTTCCCTCAGTCACACTTGTTGAAGATGTAACTGCTGAGAATGATGAATCATCATCAGATTCTTGAAGTATGAAATCAAACTTCACACTACCTGATAATGTATCTCCTTCTATACCACTATTTACGACAAACATTACGCTTTCAAAGCCTTGTGTGTCTACTGTTGTACCATTGGCATCAGCAGTAAAAACAGCAGCGTCTTGACAGGTAACAGCTTTCGTTCTATTTGAAATATCTCTCATGTTAGCCTCCTTTAAGCACTAATGTTTTGTAGTCTAATTGCTTCTGGTAGTACAACTGCACCACCAACCCTTTTACGTGCAACATATCTAATATTACCTGCTGTTGCTTGACCATACGGATCACGCAATACAGACATGTTGATTCTATCTAAGATAGTATATGCTCTTGAAAAATCGCCAAACGCAACTGGTTTAGCTGATCCTCCGATTGCAGGCATATCTGTAGCTAGTGTATATGGGAAACCAACTAATGTTGTCGGTGCACCACTTACTAGATTCAAGCCAACATGAAATATTTTTTGACCTTCGCCATCTTCTAATTGTAGAATTTTAGCGAATGTTGCTCTTGAAAATACAAAACGTGCATTTCCTAGATACTCAGATTTAACTGCATACACTAAATCTAACAGACCATTTGCAGTCAATGCAGAGCCACTACCTGAATTGGTTGTGCCTACACCTGCTGTTGTATCTGTAAAACCTAATGGTTTACCTACACCGTTACCAGATACGAATGATGTACCTTCAAGCAATGCAAATCTTTCAGCAAATTCTGTTGCCATTTCTGACTCTAGATTAAATGCTGAATCTTCTAACAATGATTGTGATATATCAACAATTGCTGACATTTCATGTGCATCAATTGACATCATACCTGTTGTGTAACCTGTTGTTTCACTTCTCGTTGCAGTTTCACTAACAAAAGATGCAGAGAATTGACCAGTCCTTTTTGGAATTTCAATACCTCTTTTATCTGTTTGTCTTACTCTTGCAATTTGTCTGATTGGTGAGATTTCAGTTACAGTTTTTATTAAATCAGTTACATACTCAGTAGGTGCATAAAATCCACCAAGAGTATCATCTGATTCATATAATGCTTTTGTTTCTTCAGGATCAACTTGACCTTTTTTCAGATAAGAGCCAAATGCTTTCATTTGTAAATCAACACTTTTAGATGTTGCTGTTTCTGGTCGAGCAAGTGTACTTTCTAGTCTACTTAACTTTTCTTCAGCTTCAGCAAGATTCTTTTTTTGTATCTCTACTGTTTGTTTCATTTCAGCATTCTTTGCAACTTCTTCTGAAAGTTTATCAACTTTTTCTTGAAATAAAGGATCAGCATGACCTTTTGATTCTATTTCTGATAATCTTTTTTCATTTTCTTCTTTAAAATCTGAAAAAGATTTACCAAGATTCTCAAGAATCGGTTTAATTTCTTCTGACATTTTTACCTCTTATTTTTTAAGAATGTTAGTTATATGTTTAATACCTTCAATATCTTCTGCATCGGCTACATCTCGTAAACCTCCGAAGTTGCTATGTAGGTAACTTGCTATTGATTTACAAAGATCATATGAGAATATGCCTGAATCCCTCAAAACATCTTCCACATCTCTCGTTGTAATCGTACCCTCTGCCATTTTGACTTTATCTACTTTGGCTTTTGGATTCATTGGAAATGTAACCATAGAAATTTCCATTAAGTCTACTTCTTTGATTACTCTTTTTTTGTTTTTTTCATCATAGCTATATCCCTTGGGATTGAGTCTATAACCTATTGACATAGAGTTGATTGCTCCTGCCTTCATTAATTCGTATGTTTCTCTGCCTCTTTGTGTACCTAAGACCAATTTGCCTTTTACCTTAAGACCTTTATTATCTTCTTCTATTGATTCAATAACACCAATTGGCTCATCTGTTTTGTGTTGATATAATAATTTTATATCTTTTGGTTTTTTCTTATAGATTGATTTGGCAAAAGCGCCTTTTTCAATGACATCATTGCCTAAGTCTTTATTTCCAAATACAGATGCATAACCTTCAAATCTTCCATCTTCATCTGTTTCAAGACCTTTGTATTCACAACTAAGATCAAGAACCTCTTCAGATACCTCATTGAAGTAGTCTTCTGCTAGTTCTGGCATATTTAACACCTCTTTATTCGTTACAGGTATTCTAGCAAGAAAATATGTAATTAATCAACAACATCATCTGCATCATAGTTAAATGTAAAACAACGACAATTGATAACATTACTTGGTCCACCTCTCATGTCCCCAGGGTATTGCATTGGTTTCTCTACAAAAGATCCACCACTTATTGGTGTCATAACCATGAAATCATCATCAACACCAACCTGTAGTAGATTCATATTTTTATGCCATGATCTCGTTCTTTCATCTACTGCTGATGCCCATTCTTTGATTGGTTTGTTCAAACCTAACTTTTTAATTATTTCTTGATTGCCATAATTCATTGCCTGATGTGTTTCTGTTCTTGCAATCATGGTAGATCGCCACAATGAAAATGCGACTGATTTTCGTATGTTTTTTGAAATGGTATCTATCTCTTGTCCTGTGTCTAAACCTCTTGCTATTTCTATTTTAAGTGATGCTCTGGTCGTTTCTGTGATGTTTGACACATTCATTGCTGAGAATTGTGCTGCATACTGTGTGATTATTGGATCAATCGTGTCATCTTGTTTTTGTAATCTAGTTCTCTCAATGCGATCTCTCATGGTTTCCATGATTCTTCTTGTATTTTTATCAAATATCTTTTTTAGTTCTTGTGAGAATTTGATATATGTTTCACCAGATATCTGTTGAGTTTTGAGGTATTCTTTTTCTGTGATATCTCTGTATTTATAAAATAATTCTCTTATTTCTTTTCTCACTGCATTACTAAGTGTGAGCAATAATCTGAGAAGTTCTTTGTATTCTCTAGCCCTGTTGAATCTTATCTTTGCCATAAATCATTATAAGTGTTTCTTTTAATAATTCTTCTTGTGTACCCCATTTTTGAGTAAATTCTTTTGAATTGTGATGATATGCCTCATTTGATGTTCTGTGATGATAAGGACATAAAGGTATTGTTTCGTAATGTGTTGATCTTTTAGACATCATGCCTTTTTTAATGTGATGAATTTCTGCAGGTGTGTCATTGTAGCCCATTTTTCTGCATACAATACAACATAAATTTGCCACCTTGCTCAGATGTTCTTTTTCTTTTTTCTTCAAATATAGCCCCTTTATCAGAGTATATCATTTTTTTGAAGATAATGGGTGTCCACTTGGTAACAAATCAAGATCAAATTTGCCACTTCTGAATCTTCCTGTTCTTACTGCACTTAGAAATGCATTTACCCTTGCATAAGCCCAACGATCCTCACCACCTGATGCTCTTACGCTTGGTCTAACTGATGTAGGATTTGTTCTATATGCACCAACACCTCTTCTGAATACTGCACCTAACATTCTTACAGTTACCTTTTTACCTTTTCTGTTGCCATATCTTTCGTTATGTTTATCTACCTTGCCTTGTAATCCCTTTTTTATAGATTCACTTAATGGTGCTTTTTCTTCGTATGATCTTACCTCATCATTATCAATACATGCCTCTTCTATGTATTCATAATCATCTTCTTTTTCTTCTTCTCTCATAATTTGATTTCTTTTTGTTTTCGACCATGAGAAACCTGCATCACCACCCCATAATGCCCATGCGATTCTACCTGCACTCGGATAACCTTTTTCGCCTCTGTTGAAACCTTCTGCTTGTTTATCTACTTCATGTCTAGAAAAGAATGAGTACATTCTGAGAACTGTGTTCGGTGACATTTTTTCTTTATTAGCCAATTGGTTTGCTCTAGCTACACCAACTTGTGTACCACCACGATTAAATTCTTTTCGCCATTCAAGACCTCGTTTTGCTTCTTCTGCCATGGCATCAGTACCTGTTAAATCTAAATCGCTTATGGCTTTGTTATCTCTTAGTCTTTGTTCATATTCTTCATGTGTTTTGCAAGGCATATAAACTATTTGCCCATCTTCGTTATGACTATGTATTCCTTGACAACCTATTTCTTCAGCACGATCAATCGCCTCTTCTTCAGTTGTGAATGTATCAACATCAACTGCCTCTTTTGTGCCATATATTGCATCAAAGTCTTTTTGAGCACCATCAGGATCAACAGGTTTAGCATTATCTTGTTCACTTGTTGCACTTACCTCACCAATTGGGAATAGATTGCTTGGTATATATAATTCATCGCCACCTGATACTTCTTCTAGACCTAATCGTTCTCTTGCCTCATTTCTTGTCAAAATACCTGCTTGAACACCACCAACAACATTTTCGTATATTTGTTTTCTTTTTTCTGTCATTGCAGGTATTGAATCAATATCGTATCTAATTGAAATATTACCTTCATATAAAGGTGCTAAGTATTCATTCAAATCAGATTGTACTCTGTTTAAAAGAGGTATTATTGTTTCCTCATAAAGAGATAATTTAGCTGTTTCCATGTTTGAATATGTATTTGCCTCTGGTATTCCTATCAATTGTGCAGGTACACCAAATGTAAGTGCTATTTCTCTTGCAGACATATTTGCTAATTCTAAGAAATCCATATCTTTTGGTGATAGACCTAATTGTGTATAGTCAAAATCTCCCTCTAATAACATTGGTCTGCCTGAATTATGACTACCTTGAAATCTAAATTCTAAATCTTCTAATATTCTTGCTCTTTGATCATCTGTTAATGTGGTAGACATACCTGTTTCATCTGTTGGCTTGAATTTAAGCATACCACTTGGTGTTGCACCATTTTTTAATAATGCCACATTATGTAAACCTGCTAGATTGTGTTGATCAATAT